CACCCATTCAGTACAGGTTTTGCAATAGTTCTCATATTTGAACAATCTAAAGTTCATCATCTTATCTATGTTCTCCTGCGTTAGGTCAAAGGTTTTAGATAGTTCACTATTATTGGCAAACTTTTTACTACAATGTACAATATGTCTCTTTTCAAAGTCTATAACAGGCACCATAGGGAAAGCTGCACACATTTTCCTATCTATTTCTGGTGCTTGTACAATATCTGTAAACTCTGGTGACCTGCCGTTAAAGGCCTTCCACATTGTATTCTTATGGTCTAGTTTCTTCATCACTTCAGGATACTTGTCTTTATATTTAAAAAAATTTGGTGTTCTTACAACTACATTATAGTTATTAAAATCATTCTCTGGTACATAATCAAAGTTACCTAGTTTAGTTACTTCATGTTCGTACCAATCTAATATGTTATGTTCAACATATAATATATCTTTATCTTCTAATATATGAGGATATCTTTTACGAACAAACGAGTTAGATAATACTGAACAAACATGATTCGGATTCTTTTTAATCTCTGATATTACCTCATCTAAATTTTTTATTAAGCCTGGCTCACCACCTAGAAGATTAACTCTTACTTTATAATCTTTTAGGAATCTTAAAGTCTTCCTCAAGAAATCCATATCTACTGTGAGATTACGCATTTCTAAAGTATAACTAGTACAATAATGACAATTCTTATTACATGACATAGATAAGAAGAAGTCAATAGCTAGATAATCATTTTGTATTTGTTGTAATGTTTTCATAAAATTTGTTAAATGCTATCTTTAATTTTCTCTTATCTTTAAAATCAACTTCTTCAATATACTCTGGTAGTTGATATGTTTTCTCAACAATATGGTCGTAAATATCTTCCGTTGTTTCATTAATTAAACTTTTGTCAAATAGGTCGTCACCAATAATTTTCTTCATACTATCAACAAATTTGCTATTGTCTTGTTCTAGTATAATTAAAATAGTATTGATAATTGTATCAATCTCACTTTGAGTCATGTAAGGGTGTAACGGTAATGTCAATACTGTATCACTTACAATCTTACTTACATAGGTAATATCTTTTCGGTGTTTAATATTATTGTACATTTTATTTTCAGATATAGGGTTTTCGTAATGTACTTTTGCACCTAATTTTTCTTTTAACTTATCTCTTATCTTTTTGTTTTGTAATCTAATAACATATTTGTGATAGTTATGACCACCTGTATTAGATTGTACAATAACGAAATCTTTTAAAGCCTCATCATATTGTTTGGCGATTTCTTGTCTTCTTTCTATGTAACTATCAAGTTTGTTTAATCTATAGTTAATAATTTCAGCATTAAATAATAACATTTTAGAGTTATAACCTAGTATCTCATTATTACCATGCTTTCTTAATTTTTTAAATATTTCAGTATCGCCGTCTGTAATGATAGCACCACCACCTGAAATACCAGCAACAACTTTGTTTGCATTAAAGCTTAAGGTACTAATATCACCTATCGTACCGGCTACAACGCCATTATAACTAGAACCTAAAGATTGGCAAGCGTCCTCTATAAAAACAATATTCTTCTCTTTACAAAATTCTTTAATTGTGCTAGTATTAGACATGTTACCAAATAGATGTGGATATATGATTGCTTTTACCTTATCAGAATACATCTTTTTGATACTATCAAAAGACATATGATAAGTATTGATATCAATATCACAAAATACTGGTGTAGCACCTGCCATAGATATTACACTTGCAGTTGATATCCAAGAAAAGTTTGTTACAAGTACCTCATCACCAGGTCCAATATTCTTACTTAATAAGGCAAAATATAATGCGTCTGTACCGTTAGCACAAACTACCACATTTCTACCTAATCTAGCTGATAAATTCTTTTCAAGAAACTCTATATTTGTTTCTTGTTCTTTTTGCATGACCCTATCAAAAAGTTCCATGTAATCTTTTTTGTTGTGTAAATATTCTTTATCCCAACCTGTCATATAAAAACTCCGTTATTTTTTGATGTCCCTTTTCATTAGGGTGTACATCTAATTCAGATACTAATAAATCTGTTCTATAAGTTAAACTTAATCCTGGTTTATATCTTAATGTTTTCTCCTCAACATGAAATCCACCTATTCTTTTTGATAGAGGCCAACCAATAAAATCTTTTTCATTTATATATTTGTCATATTTAAGTACAATTTTATCACAAGTTGCACGGTCAACACTTTGACTTTCGCTAACTGGAATGTACTCATACTTTTCTACAAATTCTGGATTATCTTTATTCTCATATTTTTCAGCGTCTGTTTTTGATAGACCAGAAATAAAGCCATCAAATAAAGAAATCATTTGAAATTGTTTAAAAGGTATATTAAATCTTTCGCATATTAATTGCAAACTTATCATATATCTTAAATCTTTTCTTAAAAAACTAAAAACATCTCCGTCTTGGTCAATTCTTCTTTGTTTCCAAATAGAGTAAGGACCCTCCTGATAATCTTTTCTTTGACATTGAGACCAAGCAGGTATGACTAATCCAATTGTGGATTTGTCTTTAATTTGTAATATTTTTTCTAAAAGACTTGAATAGATGTATTCATTACCAGCACCATTTTGACCTAGATTTATACAATCCATATCTAGTTTTTTAGCTAGTAACTCTGGCCATTTTGGCCAATCACAAATCATTTCTGGATGAACAGCAGATACAAAATTGTCATCTGTAAAACTACAACCACTTGCCAATAATATCTTTTTCATTATATACTCTTAATTAATTTAACTAATATATTTATATTGTCAGAATACATCTGTTTTGTGGGAACAGGTCTTTTAAAGTAAACCGGTCCACCATCTTTGATATCTTTATCTCTTAAATATATTACTTCTTTTTCTAACCATTTACACTCTTGTATTAATCTAGGTGCTGGGTCAAAATATGTTTTAGTGTAAACATACTTGTTAAAGATACCTAATAAGTTTTGAACAGGTGCAAATACATTGTTATAATCGTTGTTAATATATTTCTCGTTGTATGACAATATACCATGAGATTTAAAACAATTAGGACAATCTTTAATTTGTTTATCTACTTCATTATAATATACATCATTTGTACCTAAAAATAAGTATTCAAATTGTATATCATTTACCACAGGTTTATAGATACTAAAGTTTATCATTTTCTCAAACTGTTCTCCCTCACCATTTGGATAAACATCATAGTCACACAAATTATAAACTTTTTTAGTTTTAAAATATTCTATAGCTGGTTGCCATAAATCGTGCTGATTTTCAGCATAAACTGATATTAAGTTACCACTAAACAACAAGTGCATAGTTAATAACTGGTCTTGTGTGTAATCTTTTTTATCTTTATATGGTAAGGTTAATTGACTTCTACCTAAAATTAGTGTTATCTCATTTGGTTTAGGTGTGTATTCATTAAATATTACAGGCGCATAGGGTGTAATATATTTTTCTTTTATATTATTGAGATAGTCTTGTTGTGTAAAATTGTGATTTGTAATTATTACCAATTGGCTTGTAATACCTATTGAATTTAAATAACAACAATGCTCATAACTATAACAAAGTAATCCATCTCCAGGTTTACTGGAACATACTATATTAATCATATAAATATTTATATAAATAAAAAGAAGGTGATTTTATGAGTTATAATAATTTGTTATCGTTTGGTGATGTTATAGAGTTGAGATTGAATTGTAATGCCTCAAAGTGTTTAGATAATATTCGCAAGTTTGAGTGGAAACAGTACAACCCCAGAAAAAACATTAACAGATTTGGTTTAAGTGTAACCAGTTCAGATGGTACAATGAATGGTATTGATTTAGATTCATTGGCCGAATATAATATTGAAAACGGTACACACTATACAGAAAAAGATTTTACAGAATTTACAGAGGTCTATCATAAATGTGATGAGACTAAAAAACTTGTTGAGCCATTTAAACCGTGGTTAGTTCGTACACACTATCTAAACTTTAGAAGAGGAGGCTTCTTTCCACCTCATAGAGACCAAAGAAGTGTTAAAGAACAAGAGTACATGAGAATATTAGTTCCTATTAGAACATGTAATCCACCAGGTTTATGGTTTATGATGGATGAAAAGCCTTTGCATTTTCAAATGGGTACTGCTTACTTTGTAAATACAAATAAAATGCATACTATATTTTCATTTGAAGATAATGCCTTTATGTTAGTTATGAATGTCAAGTGTACAGAGGAATCAATAAAAAAAGTAGGTGAATTAATTAGATGGAAATAAGCGAAGAAAGAAAAGCATTATATCAATATGCAAGATTAAGAAAACTTCCTGAAGTTATTAATTTAGGTAATATTGATAACAGTAAAAGAATATCACTTTTAGAAGATGTTGACAAAACACCTATTAGTAATGATAGAGCTGTTAAAAATAGAAAAGGTGTATATGGTGTAGAACATGACTATTCAACACCAGCAGGTAAAACTTATAATCAAAGACATATAGATAAATTAATTAAACTGACAAGTTTTGCAGAATGTTTAGAAAACTTTGTAGATATATTTGATTGGCGATATGCAGAATTAGAAAAAGATTCAAGTATACCTGAACATTTGGATAACCCTTATTATTACAGATTAATTGTAATGTTAAAAGGTCAACATGAATATGTTACATATAAAAAAGAAAAAATTATAATGAGTGAGAATGAGGTGTGGTTTGTAAATCCAGCTTATCATCATTCAGTAAAAAATATAACAGACGGTAAGCGAATTGCGTTATTAGGAAAAATTGAGATTAATGAAAACAACACCAAATTATTACGAGATAGAACCAGAAAATAATATCTTTCAAGATGTTGTAATTGATGTTACACATAGATGTAATATGAGTTGCAAAAATTGTTATATTCCAAACAGAGAAATACCTGACATGGATAAAGACAAGATGTTAGAGGCTATTAAAAAGTTTCCTAAAAGAACAATGATTAGAATTATTGGTGCTGAACCTACCATGCGTAGAGATTTACCAGAGTTAATTACAGATATTAAAAAAACTGGTAATAGATGTACCTTACTTACAAATGGTTTACGATTAGCAAAAGACTCTTATGTTAAAACTCTAAAACAACATGGTTTGACACATTGTTATGTGAGTATGAATGGCGCTGACAATGATGATTGGTATGAACAAATAGATGAGTTAAGATGTGCTACTAAAAAAGTACAGGCTCTTGAAAATTTAAAAAAGAACAATTTTATTATTGACACAGGAACAATCATTGTAAAAGGTATTAATGATGAAGTTATTGGTAGATTATTACATATGTTTAATAGATTAGAAATTAAAAATGTAATGGCAAGAATTAAAAATGTAGGTAATCTTGGTAGAAGTATGTATGATAGTGAATTAGGAAACTGGAGTATGGATGACCTAATAAAGTTAGCAAGTGAACAAACAGGTTTAAGTGTAGATTACATTGAATCTTGGAGAAATAAACCTATCTATCAGAATATAGAACCAGAAATAGATAGTTTTATTTTTCCTTTAAAAGAAAATCCAGGAAAATTACTACACAAAAGTGGTGTATGGTTTAAGATAGCAAATTGGAAAGGCAATGGTAAAGATATACCTTTTACAGGTCAAACTAGAAGAGGTAGAATGACACCTGATTTTAAAATTGCTCCTTTCTTTGAACATGTGGTGGCGAATGAAGGCGAATATTAAAAACATATTAAACGATATAGATACAATATCTAAATTAACTTACGAAGCTTCAAAAGACTCGTATCATAACTTTCACGATTTTGGTAGAAGAGTACCAGACTATTTAAACTATCATGTTGTAGAACAAGACAATAAAGTTATTGCAATGGCAGGAATGTTTCAAAGTAAATATTGGCCGTCAAACTTTGTTAGAGTATTAGATAGATGTTATTACTTTAAAGATAATAGAAGTAATACTTTAAATTCATATCAAACTGGTGGTATTGCTACAACACATTTATTACCTTTACATATAGAAATAGCATTAGAAAAAAACTTAATACCTTTTTTTTCAATATCAGGAATAAAAAGACGAGCTGCAATGCAGAAAATGATAGATAGGTGGAATAAAGGATTATATAAAAAACTTATATTATTACCTGATATGTATTTTACATGCAATCATAATGTAGATGAAAACACTAACGATAAGTGTTGGCAAAATGTTGCAATTTTAGATGTAGAAGGCTATAAAGATTTTAATTTGCCTAGCCGCCAATGCCGCTAGATAACACAGGTTCAGTTTCACCAAAATGTTCAATAATGCAAGTTACTCCACTACCTGCCAAATAATTATTTCGTGCTGTTTCGTTAGCTGCGTAGTCTTCTCTTTCAGCAATATTAGATGATATACTTTCTTCTCTAAAACAAATTTTGTAGTATTGTTTTAAACCGTCAGCTGTTTCTGATTTTTGATAAACTTCAACTGAAGGATTTACAATGTCGTCATCTTTTAATGTATCCATCAATGCCTTTGCCTCAGCTGTTGGCTCATACCATGCTGTATCTGAATTTGGTCTAGTGTAAGTAACGAGTACCCAATGTGACATAAATATTCTCCTTAAAAATAATAATATTATTATTTATAATGTATAAATAGTAATAACAAGGAGATAATTATGAATACAGTAATGATTGATGGCAAAGATTATGATGTCTCAAAAATGAGTCCAGAATTGCAAAATTACCTAGTGGTAAGACAAGAAATTCAGGCTTCTAAAGTAAGACACATAGTTGAGCTAGAAAAAATTGATGTGTTAACTTCACATTATAACAATAAAATAGCAGAATTAGTAAAAAAAGAAATACCAGAAGAGAAAAAGTAAATGGCCGCAATAGCTAATCTATCAATAGACCAAGGAACAACATTCAGTTCGGATGTTACAGTTAAAGACGCAAACGGTAACCCTTTTGATTTAACAGGATATACAGCATTAGCTAGAATGGCAAAGGGTTATTCATCTACAAGAACAAGAACAATAATCACTTGTACCGTCTCCGCTGACGCAACTTCAGGTGTCGTATCAATGCAATTATCAGCAGACCAGACTTCACAATTAGATGAAGGCAGATATGTATATGATTTAGAGATTTTACAGACTTCAAGTAGCACAATCACTAGAGTTATTGAAGGCATAATTAATGTGAGACCACAGGTTTCTATTTAATTCAACTCTTTTTTGTTATAAATATAGATAAGGAGAGAAGTAATGCCAGATATTACAGCTAAGATAAATGTAAATACATCACAAGGACCACAACAGGTTTCTGTCGCTTTACCCTCAGCTCAGGCTGCTCAAAACAGTTCTCTTCAATTAAAATTATTGGGAGATGTTGATACAACATCATTAGAGGATGGAGCACTTTTACAATATAGGTCAAGTGACGGTAAGTTTGTTACAAGAAATGAAATAGTAACTACTACTGGTACATTGACACTAAACGCAGGAGCATTTTAGGAGTTTTAGATGGCTACAGTAATTCAGATAAAAAGAAGTTCAGGTACTACCGCCCCGAGTACGCTGAAACTTGGTGAATTAGGTTATACTTATGGTACAGGTACACAAGGAAATCTAGGAGATAGATTATTTGTTGGTGAGGGTGGTGTTGACGGAAACGGTAACGCAAATAATATTTCAGTAATTGGTGGTCAGTATTTTACAGACATGTTAGACCATGTCAAAGGAACCCTAACAGCAAATTCAGCTTTATCAGCAGACGCAAACTTAGCAATTGACCAAGTAATTATTGGTAATAGTGCAAGTGCTGGTGGTACTGTTAAATTAAACGAGGGTACAAACAACGGTACAAATTTCGTAGGATTAAAATCTCCTAACGCATTAGCAAACACAGTTACATTTACATTACCAGGTGGTGATGGTTCAGCAGGACAATTTTTAAAAACAGATGGTTCAGGTAATTTAGATTTCTCAACTGTTAATCAATTTATAGATTTAGCAGGTAACACAGGAACAGATACTTACAATACTTCCGAAACACTTACATTTTTAGGTTCAGGTGGTTTAGTTCAAACTGTTACAGACAATACTGTAACTGTAACTGCCACAGCATTAACAAATGCAAACTTATCAGGTAGTGCAGCTATCTCAAATGCTAACTTAGCAAATCCTACAACTACTTTAGGTAACTCTACATTAACATTAGGTGCAGCTACAACCGACATTGCAGGATTAACTTCTTTAGTTGTTGATAGTATCACAATTAA